GAATGGTAATCGTCCCGCCGATCTGAGCGTTGGTCGTCCGGTGTTGGATAAGGACGATCTTCGCTCTGGTTTCCTTGAGTCGATAACCCACGGAAGTCACCAGAATAGTATCGAGGACTTCTTCCGCATCATGAGCTAACCAACTATCGGTAGAGAAGTGATCCTCCCAGACAACCTCCTCGATAGGCAGTCTTGTTAATCGCTCGGCTTCACTCAGGTCGAGCTTTTCCATTATTTCCTCTTCGGTTGCTTCTTCCGATTAGCGGTACGACTAAGGACGTGGAGATTATTCTTGGAGTTATCCAAAGGGGCATTCAAGTCCTTCGTGAATTTCTTGTGGTCGACTTCCTTACCATCACCTTTGTGGACCTTGCCTTCCTTCTCGAACTCTCGCCGGGCTTGATTGCGCTGAGACCGACGTTTCACTTGAGAAGGTTGGGCCTCCCACCGAGCCTCGGCAGCAGGGTTCGTATGATGTGACTTCTTCTTAGCCATGTGCAGAGACCCTGAATAGCATCGTATCGCTTTCTACCTGTCCGTCATCGAACAACCGGAGGATAAAGTATTTTGGCAGCGGTCCGATAGTGTTGACAAGGCAACCATCTTGGAAGAAGAACAACTTAGCTTGATCTTCAGTCTCTACGATTTCAGCAGTAAAAGGCTTCTCTTTATCACCGTTCGGCGGTGGGCCTTTCTTCTCGATGATCCGGGCAACGTCCGCCGGAGACAATTCTTTATGGGCGATACCTTGTTCAGCCGCGACGGAGACGAATTTGTCGTGTGAGCCGTACTCACAGTTCAGTTCATCAGCCCGAGCATAGTTAAAAGCACCTAGCAGAAACATTCCAGCAGCAAGAATAGTAATAAGCTTCATCATGCACTTTCCTTCTCTATTTTAATATCAAATCCCTCAGGGACTTTCGTGATGTGGGTAACATGTTCGTTGTCGTCAATCGTCGACATGCTCCGAAGATACGCCGTCAGTGCTTCGAGAACGTGTTCTGTCGTAATAGTCCTGAAGGTCTTCTTCCCAATCTGTATCTTCATCGGTTTTCCTTGCGATAACTCTGGGATGATACTTTCGGCTATGGAGGTCTTTAGCAATTCGATCTCTCCTACGATCCGCTCTATTCTTCGGGTGAACCATCGACTCCTCCCGGCAAGACCAATTCAGCCGGATCAATAACACCATAGTTAATGAGATACTCTAGTGCTTCCTCTGGAGTAACTTCTGCGGCTTCCAGTATTTCTTCTAAAGAATAATCTTTAAGTAGCTGCTTCGCTTGCATTTCCGCTTCCGTTACCATATTCTTTCCTCAGACTATTGATGCGGATGTATTGTAGATCATACCCTCCGTTTTCTACGTGACGTTTAATGACAACACCTCTATTCCACAACTGGGCTACTTCTCCGGCCCAATCGTTATCGTAATCTTGGTAGCAGCCGACTACAGTACCAATAACTGGGTTACCAGCAAGATCGACGTGCCAGCTAGTATCGAACAAGTGGCTGTGTCCACAAGTCGCGGATGAGAACTTCTTGGTTGCGATAGCATAGCCTGCGTGAATACCGCCAAGAGGACGGCCAGCGATCCCTCCGACAAAATAGTGGGCATAAGTCACTCCATCGATTTGGATCGTTCCCGGAGTGCTGCCAGAATAATCAACAATGTCATCGTAATACCGGCTAAGGTCAAGATCGCGTAGACTGATAGCCCCGTCGAGTTCGGGCGATAAATCGATAGCCCGAGTAATCCGATGCTCATGATTGCCAATGCAGAACACGCTTCTAGGCATCTTTTTCTTAAGGCGTTTAATCGGGGCAAACATTCTCTCCTGAAAATCTAGATGGGCGTTGATGTCAGCTTTGTAATTCCTCCCTTGGAAGGAACGTTTTCCTTTGTCGTAGCTGGAAAGGCTCGGGAGATCGCAACTGTCGCCAATGTGAACAAGAACATCAGGGCGTACATCGGCAATAAGCTGACCCAACCAATCAGCACGATCATTGTTGAAATCGGGGTGCGCATGACTATCCGGAACGATTAAATGAGTAGACATTAACGAAACACCTTTCTATATCCCTCCGCAGCTTTTGGATTATTGGGTACGACGGGTATTTCGTCGTTTCCTCGTAGATTTCGAGGATCGCTTGGAGCGTTTCTTCTTGGGTGGTACGACCCATCCTGTGTAAGGCCCCGCTAGGTATTGACTTGCGTTTCTGAAAAGAACTTCGCCGTCTGGAGTTCTATGTCTTCCGATGACTCGTCTGTTACAATGTGTACATAGAAGCCCGCGGATTGCCCCGGAGTGATGGTCATGGTCAACACAGAGCCGGGTACGGAACCCGTTAGCCGGTCTCTTACAAACTCCGCAACATCGTTCTTGTCGTAATAGTAGTTCCTCATATTGCTTCTCCGTTATTCCATAAGTCCGTAAAAGATAGCTGTTCCGGGCTGTCATCGTAGCTTTGGTTCTCGTTCAACCCGAGTGAGGTAGCGGGGGCCGTTGGCGTAAGGGATGGTGCGGAGACCGGGCCAACAGACTTCTTTGAAGTCGCAGTACGAACACTGTATTCCGAGTTTTCTATTTCCTGACTGACCATCCGGTACATCCTCGTACCCTCTTTCAGGTGGCTCCGGAAGTTGTACAACTTGCTTAGCTTCTGATACGATCTGCTCGTAATCTCGTCCGTCATCGTCATGAGTATCTAGATGAATTGTACCAAGAACTTTATTAACTGGTAAGAAGTGAGCACGGCGATGGCCAAGGGCATGGCGATAACTACCGAGTTGAGTAAGATACCCGAAGCCGTCGTTCTCTGGTGTGAGGCCCTGCTTAAACTTATCGAAGCTAAAAGGACTAGCTGACTTAACGTCCACCAGCTCACCGTCAACCACGGCGTCAATATGTCCGCGCACACCGGCGACATGAACTTCCTCCTGTTCTCGTTCTACTGTATGCCCGGCAAGTCTTGCGAGAAAGAGGACGAGTTCTTCGGTAATATCTCCGAGTAAGAACTTAATTCTCGCATGAGCTGGTAGTTTTTCTGCAAGGTGAGGGACGCGAACAGAATACCACAGCTTACGCTTACAAGGAGTGCCAGCGTTACTAAGTCGAACAGTAGGTTTCTCTCGGCGGCTAGACAGGCGTCGCACGAGCATTTTCCCGAGGGTCTCTCCGAACTCGGCGGCATCCTCTTCCTTGATGTCAATTTCATTATCGAAAAGGGCGTAAATATCGTCGATTAAAGTATCGATCTTCTTCATTATACCTCATGGCTCGCTCGGCGGCGTTTGCATCCGCTTTCCAAGGCAACGGTTTGGGCCTACGACATGGCTGACAAGCGAAACTCTTTAGACCGGGACAGCTACCGCAGGACGCGGCTGATCCTCAGCCTTGATGTACGGTACAAATTTGGTCACATTGATAGCGACCCAACGCATACCACGCTTACCGAAACGATCACCGTAATCGTAGATTTCTACGGCGATTTCAGCTTCGCTGTCGTTGCCGATAGCGGCACCTTCATCGACACCAGTGACAGCAGGTGGACCAAGCTCACCGATCTTCGGATGACGCTCATAACGCCTGATCTTGATGTAACCATCCTTGATCTTGGCCTTGGTATTCAAGGCTTTGAGAGTAGCCTGACTGTCTTCATCAGGGGCGAGATCAACACTCCAATTGCCGCCACGAGGATCAGGCGTACCATCATCCTTCGTAGCGAAAACCGTATCGAGCTGGCCGGGCCACGGTCTGCAATAACGAACCTTGCCTCGAAGAATTACTTTCTGAGTAGCCATTAGTTGAGTACCTCTTTCTCTTCAATTTCCTCTGGAAGCCCCATCATCTGTCGGGTTAACCAGACCTTTTCCTCATCATTCAGTTCAGAGACGCCTAGAACGGAGAACTGTTCCGTACCTTCGACGACCTGACTAGACACCAATTCAGCAGCATTCTCGGGGGACTCGGCTGCGACGAGCACGTCACTCTTTTGCAAGTATTGGACAGCTACTTTGTAATAATTCAATGGATCATCCTTAATGTGTATCATGCCATGTTAAACCAATATCCGAACTGCCGGACATTGGGCATCTCAGTCCTAAGTCCTCACCAGCCTGACGGATGGCGTCTTTCTGAACCTGCGCGACATATTCTGCGATATCTCGATCAGGTACTTCCGTCTGCCATTCGTCATGAACGAAGTTCACTAGCCAGAACGGAACCTTCTCGGCGACGAGACGTGGATACCAAATCTCCATCGCCCTTTTCATTATGACTGTCTCTCCGTTTTGGAGATAACCAGCTAACGTGAAATGTTCTCTGCTTCCTTGATCCTCCCCAACGATAGCCACGTATCTACCATCAAAACCTTCGAAGTATCCTCTAGAAGCGTCACGAGGTATAATGTCTCGCTTGATAGATGCGAGGCCGGGATAGAACTCGATGAAGTCGCTATCAGCTCGCTTAGCTTCTGAGTGCGAGCAGTCAAGAATTTGAGCGACTTTAGCAATTCCTGCACCGAGGAGCCAAGCATAGATAAATGTCTTTGCGTCCTCTCTAGACTTGCAAGGGCTTCCGAGGGCGAGCTTATTAAGGGTATGGGGGTCTGTTCCATCTTCTTTTTTGCCCGAGACTACGGCGTGTGTAAACCGGGCGTCATTGATGTAATGAGCGAGAACCCTGAGCTGAATTCCCTCAGCATCCACGCCCACGAGAAAGCGATTAGGAGCAGCGCGCCAATACTGGCGGAGTAGTTTATCAATCGAGTTAGCACGGCGACGCATCTCCGTTGATTTGTCGTTTACTGGTTGAGGAACTGGGATGTTCCCTGTGTTCGGATGGTCGTGCGAACAACGGCCGGTCCAAGCGCCGATACCGTTGACATTACCGTGGACCCGATGGGTCTCCGGGTTGAAGTTCTCGATCCACTCTTTGAGTGTCCGAGCGCGACTAGCAAGCATGATCCGTAGAGCGAGCTTCTTAGCCGCAGGTGGTGCAGTATCAGGAAGAGTTGCGAGGTTAGTCTCAGAGACCGTGAACCCCGTCTTTTCCAGCTTGGCGAGCTTTTCTTTGTTTTTCTCGCGTAGGGCGAGCTGATGCCCCTTAGTCTTTTCAGTAGGCTTCCAACCGTATTCGTTTAGCCTTTCAACAATCTGCGTTGGACTGCCCGGATTGAACGGTTCAAAGCTAATAAGAGAGAATGGTCCGCCGTTGAAATCTCGAAGGTCTTCCCCCCGAAACCATCTAAAATCAGATTTGTTGAGCGTTCCAAATTTCGTAATTCTCGGATGTACCTCACGGATAAGTTCAACTTTAGGAGGGAATTCTCTAAGGATTTCTCGGTCAAGTTTATCTAACTCCTCAAGTATATTATACCGCAGTTCTGCTACTTTGTCAATATCTAAATAGAAACCGTTCTCCTGCATCTGTTGGAGATACATCTGAACATGGTGTTCAGTCTCTATTGGGCGACGCCAACGGTCGCTATTCAGATAAGGCAGGAACGTCTTGTATAGCGCCAGAGTAATCCGGCAGTTCTGGAGCGAGTGGTCGACCAAAGCCTCTGAGAACGCATCCCAAGGCGGCTGGATCGACTTCTCGACGCCTACTACGGTTGACCACGCTGCGAGACTGTGCCCACCACTGCGAGGATAATCAAGTAAGCGGCTGACAACGAGGGTATCCACCACGGCAGGAGCAGTGGGCTCCAACCCCATTTCCAAGCCTCCAACAATCCGATGAATTGAAGGAAGATCGTACCTAATGCAATTATGGCCAATGACACGCCCGAAACTACTAATGTACCTTCGGCAAGCCACTTTAGTATCTTCATTATCATGGACATTTCGGAATACCGTTTCCTCTCCGGTGTCTACGTCGATACCTGTGACACACCAAATCTTATCTGGTTTAAGTCCGTTCGCCTCTATGTTCAGGACTACTGATTTCAATAACCTCTACCCCTGCTTTCATTATCTCTTCTTTTGAACCCAGAAACCGGCAATGCTTGGCCATCCCGGCATCGATCTCGTATTGAGGATAACCATCTCGAAGAAGGGTTTCTTCTAATGTTTCACCGGGTAGCGGGGTATAGACCTTTGGAAAGCCGTACTTCCAACCAGACGGAGGATCATACATCATTGGACCACCTTGAAATACTTATCTTTGATTTCTTTACGCTCACGCATCAACGCAAGCATCAAACCCATATCCATTTTAGCCTTAGCCTCCCTGACCTGATCTGAGAGTTTCTTCATTCGTTCAAGAGCAAGAACCCTTTCGAGTGTTTCCTGTACTGAATAGTCTGCCATCAGAGAAAACCACCTTCGAGATAATCAAGCCAAGCCTCCCATTCTTTTCGCCCCCAATTAGGCGGCGGGAACTCGGACGACAGGCTCTCGGTATTCTCTGAGGGTGAAGGTTTCGTCATCGAACCAAAGGACGCCTCCGGGGCCTGTGCTTGCTCCGTAACGGTTCTTAGGAACGGAGAGGTACATTTTATTCCGCTCATTTTCATCTTCCTCTAACGTGTTACGCGACAGATCAATACGCGTGTTAGCCACCTTACCAATGTTACGGCTGCCCCTAGTACGGCCGTCATCATTGACATGACTAACAAGGAACAGAGTAAAATTAAGATCATGGGCCATAGTAGCAAGCCGCGTAGAAAGGTAATCAAGAACACGGCGCTCATCTTCATCGCCTGCCTTCCCGGTTACGACCATAGTGATATGATCGAAGAAGATATATTTACAGCCGCAAGCAGTAACGAGGAAACGAACCATACTGAGTAGATCGTCAGGATCATCGCTGCCAAAGTGCTTATAAATATGGAGCCGATCATTCGAGCCTTTTGTAACACGCTTCAGCGCCTCCGCGATTTCCTCGTTACTTGCGACTCCTTCAAAGTGGGCTGGTGCTTTGAGATCGTATCCTGCAAGGCCTTGGAGCTGACGTGCTTTAGTTTCCTCAAGGTGAATAGCTCCGATAGCAGCATCTGTCGTTGTAAGGATGTGATATTCGATGGCTCTAATGAATTCAGTCTTGCCAACGCCTTCTTGAGCAGTGATAAGGATGACTTCTCCATCGCGGATACCTTTCGTAACCTCTTGCAAACGTGCAAATGGATAAGGAATTGATGGTCTTTTTTGGTCATCTTCAAGAATTTGCGCGAAGTCTGCATGTGAACTCACAATTCCTTCGGGTAGATATTTCTTCGAATTGTGCCAAACCTGCCTAAGCTGATCGACCAATCCGGCTTGCAGAAATCCGTTGGCATCCTTGTGGAGAGATAAATCCACGTGGAATACCTTGTTGAAATCGAAAAGCTCAGCAATCTGTCGAGCAGCTTTCTTTCCGGGCTCGTCCGCATCGAGAGCCAGATAAATTCTGTCGAAGCTGTCAAGATATGCATGGTTCGACTGACAGTCCTTTCGCGCTGTCGAACTGCTTCGTACCGATACAGCAGGAAAGTTATTCCCAAGAACTTGATGGATCGACGCCGCATCATAAGCGCCCTCCGTGATTGTGATAGTCTTAGCCGACCCGGCAGGGAACTTGTCCATGAACATCAATGTAGGTTCAGACGCGTTCATGCCAGCGGTCTTGAAGGACTTGTCTTTAAGCCCTCGGATTTGCTTAGTGCTATTGGGGAAGGTCACGATATCGAACAACGGCTCCCCTTCAGCGGAGCATTCCGTTACAATGTTCAATTTCTCTCGTGTAGCGGCTGAAATGCCACGTGCGGTAATATATTGATAAGTATGATTACTAGTATCCACTGGGAGTTCAACTCCTTCTTGTGGTTGAAAGGACTTCCCGCCGCATTGACCGAAGCAATGCCCGTGCCCATCATCATAGATGGCATACGCATCGGACGACCGGCCACATGGGCAGGGAAGTTTACTCTGGACTATTTTAGACGAATTACTCCTCGGTTTCATCTTCGTCGATGAACTCAGCTAGTGCATCGTCGATGTGGGCGGCGCATTCATCACAGAGGTATTCGCCATCATGGCCATGAGGTTTGACCTTGAAACGACCGGGCGCTAGATCGGCGTAATCTGAGCCCTCTTCTGGTGTATAATCACAGATAGCACAACGTAACATGCCTTTGTTCTTTCTTCTTGTTATGGCATTAGGCCCGTAGGCCCTCTACTAAGGTACTTGGGTAATTACTTGAGGTACTATAATCAAACCGGCAGGTGATCAGATCATTGGTTTCTGAGGGAGTATCCTATAGTTTATTATAACACTCCCTCAGAAGTTTGTCAAGAGAATTATGCAGTAGATGCTAACCCACTGAAATAATTACTATAAACCTCGATAGTGTTCCCTTCGAGGCCCGGTGCTGTATTGCCTTCGAGAACAAATCCCTGCTTGCGCTTGTCGTGCCACACGATATCCAGTGCGGCGAAATGAAGCCGGGAGAAGTGCTCATTCATGAAGTTCGTCGCAAGAGATAGAACTGCCTCCGGCGTCGGATAATCGCTTTCCCGAACAAAGATGAAACCATTGTCGTGGTTTCTGACAGCCCAATCCTTCGGCTTTTCCATGTCCGGACGCTTCTGGAATATCTTACGCTGCACGAGGATAGGATTAAATGGATCACCGGGATGCAGCCCCCTAGCCATATGGATACGGAATTCATGGGTCTTATTCTCGTATTTCACGTATAGCGGTGCTTTCGGTAGCGGGTTACCGTCTTCCACGATCTCTATTCCAGCCCCTCCAGAGCCTTCCAGTTTGTGCCGTACCACCACCCTGCCGCCCCATTTACACGCCTCAGGAGCCTCCGTAGACCATTCTGGGACCATCCTAGAGTGGCCGACATGCCGGAAGAACCGAAGCTTATTGGTCATTACTCCAACCAACGGTGGTAGGTTGACGATGTTTTTGTAAGGTAGGGGATCGAATGTGAACTCTGAGTTGCCCCAGTTGATGACCAGCGCGCGTTGTGACAGGGGCGCTTTCTGACCGATTAAAGTCCGATGCCCCTTAGCCACTAGGGCAGAACGAAGGCTTCTCGCCCCCGAACTGCCCTTCTTATATGGGTTAATGAAAATCAACGGTTCCTCTCCTCTAAAAGAAGTCTTGCATGTTCTCGCTGAAAATTCTCCAGAAACTTCTTGCGGCTTATCAACCGCCTCCTCCACCCCGGTCGTTGCGCTTGGACGTGTTCTTCCGCCTCAGCAACACGACGTTGGTAATAAGCGATACGCTCACGGACCCGAGCAATCTGGGGGTTTCCGCGTGGCACCGGAATTTCTTCTCGTTCTACAACAGGCACCGGTGCTGGTACGTCTTCTCGCAATAGCGGGTTGGCACCGAGCTGAGCACCGGCTAGATCATTGGCTTGAGCGGGGTGAACTGGCTGAACGATCCAGCGGGCAAATTGTACGGGATCGGCGCGCATCTGGACAACATCATCAAGAACGTTAAACTGGTGTAGTTTTTTCTTTGGTTTTTCTTCCTCTTTCGGCGCTGGACGCTTCATGTGATCGGCGATAACCCGAGCAAGTTCATACGCATGTCTCGCCCCGAAGTCGATCAACCCCGGAATTTTCCTATCTTCAACCGGAGGTTTGCCATTGCACACACTCCCGCAGAAATCGAACGGGTTCTGTTCAGCGTATTCAACCAAGGACAGATACGTCTTGTCCTCGGCCTTCTCCGCATAATCTTTGATGTTGGCGATCCATCCACACCACTTGTCGATCTCTTCACCATCGACACTCGTCGGAAAGACACGGTATTCAATGGTGCCAAGATCAGATAACCGGAGGAGATTTTGTGATGAATATTTCCCACGGTAGTTCCATTCATACGTCACCGACCCGCGAGCAAGTGACGAACACAAGTGGTCTATCGCTAGAACAGCATCGCCTGTATCGAAAGACGGCATACAGAAAAGACTGCCATTCCTATGCGGCAGACTATCTAGAATAACCGGTTCGATTATTGTCCACCCGATTACTGCACCAAGAACGTCACTCCATTTGTTATCAATGAAGTTGTGGTGGATATGTGTACTCGACCGGTAAGTCGGCTTGAGCACTGCACCAGCTTTCTCCAATCGCTCCCTCAGACTGTTGACGGCCGAGAAGACATTCTTCTTCTGCAACGGAATGGAAACGTACTCCATACCTTGCCGCAAGCTGCCATCCTCGTGACCGGAGAAATCACTAGTGATCTTGCCGGGTGGAAGATTTCTTCCTTCCGTTTCGATCTCAACGCCGAAGTCACCTTTAACCGAACGTTGATTAAAGGTCTCTTTGACCGTTTTGTTAATCGCTTCTGAAAACATCATCCCCTCACACGAAGGTTAACCGCCGCTAAATCTTTGTGTATCCACGACGGGCGAAGATCATGCTCATCGAGAACTTTTACCGTAGTGTCAATCAAAAGCCCGAAGTTTCTGCCGCAGTATTCCACACCTATCGGTGCCCCTTTCTTTCCAGACTGGAACAACGCTATGTTGTTACTCAATCGGAGCGTACCCACAGCTTCATTCTCGATCATCTTTCCTAGTGCCGGTTCATATGGAATATCCTTCCGGCTTGATAAGGCGTCGAGAAGGAAGTCATACCGCGCCCCGGAATGTTGCTGTTGATTAACACCACGGATGAATGTATTCCGATGGTTCATGCCTTGTTGGTTCTGCCTCTCCGGTCCCCGATACAGCCAGAAGACTGCACTGTTCCTAGTGACATACCCCGGAGCAATCGGGCGGCAATCAGCTACGTCAGCGTAAGAAATGCCGTAATTAGTCCCCTCTCTGTCAGAGACACACAGACCGAATTGACCGTCACCAAGATCATAAACCATCCGTACATAAAACGGATTGTCTTTTATCATGATAACGGTATTGTTCAGCTTAGTGTTGATCTGCTCATGGGTATCGTAGGCCACACGAAACGGAGGTAGGGAAACATCCCGGATAATCGGGTCACCCTGTTTCAGTTTCTTCAAGTCTAGGGCTTTCCACTTATTGAAAGCCATAATCATTTCTTGCTGGTCTCGGGCAGCTCTAGGCGGAGCCCCCTCATCCCCCGCTAATCGAAAAGCTCTCGTCATAGGAAGTTGGAGCCCACCAGACCACATTGGTGGAAATCGATCCAATCCGAGAGCCCAATCGTTAGGTTGATCGGGGGGCCAATTTTCCAACTCACTGAGATCGGCGCGAGCGTCGAAGCCAACATCAGTGGGCCAATTTTCTTGGAGAACGTTCCCCATTACTGCATCGAGATAGAGTTGGTTCCTTGCGATCCGGATAAGATCGCCAGCCGGATTTCTATGCGGACGCATTGGCACCCTCGTACTTGATCTCAGCCGCGACCTCGGGATTGATTTCATCCCATTCGGTCATGTTCTTGTCGATGGCGACTTGTGCGAAGTTATCAAACTTCTTGTTGATATCACCGTCCTGAGCGTAGTCCACCGCAGCCATCGTTGCATCGAAGATCATTCCCATAAGCTCAGGGGAAGTACACCACGCTGACGACGGAACACGGTACTCCACGCCGTACGACTTCGGCCGGAACGCGCCAGCACAGCCGTACAATTCCCGACGCTGTGCGTCCGTGTCGTATTTCAGTGTCCGTAACCCGACGAAATAGTCCAGTGTTTTCACGAGAAGAATGCACTTCTCGATATGCTCCATATCGCTGGTATCTTGGCCTTCCGTCCAACCGATATGGATATGACCGGCACCGGTTCTGAATGGGAGTTCACGATCAGGAGTGTCGTTCATGCCTCCGGTATAAGCGTTGTAATCGGGGTTACAACCTAGGTTGGAGACATACCTCGGGAGCTTGGCGAGGTATTTTTTGCTGAACGGGGCCGTCGGTTTGGCGACGATGATGCACTGTTTCTTGGCAACGATTTGGTTCAGGTCTTCGATAACCCCTTGAACATTCTGGATAAATTCTTCTTTTGTAGAACTCGGCCGGACATTTGCCTCCAGCGCAAGCCCGTCCACTTGGACAAAACCATGCGCTGTTTTCAGTGGGGCTTCTTTCGTCCCACATTTGAAGACATGGCCAGAGATAAACTGGTTATTCTGGCGAACGAAGAATTCAGGGTCAGCACCAATGCGGATCATGTTCTCAATCCATTGTCACAGTTACAGGGGTTTTGCCGTCGAGCCACTCTTTGCAGCCATCGTACTTCGAGCAGTCCAAGCATACGAAATCATCACTACCGCCGAGATCGCTTCCGACGGGTACTACTCTATCACCGGCCTTTGCCACTTCTCCGCACCACGAGCACGATTTCCCGTAGTACCCACGAGCCCACCGTTGACGATCTGGGAACAAGTCTTGAACGGTATCATTCAGCCTGTGGCCTCCGTGGTTGTGTGTCCACGGGAGATCATCTATTCCTCGGTGATTGTGGTTGTACCTCGTCGGAGGAGGGGTATTTGCCTCAATCTCCGTTTCCGTCGTCTCGTCAACAGACTCACCGCGAGGTTCTTCGCGAAATGTACCGCTCGCTTTCGCGGCGGCCTCCTGTATGTTCTGACGTTCACGGGCTTTTTGGAGGCCCCTCTCTATCGCCTTCGCTCGACGTTCCTCTTTCTTTGACAGAGCAGGTGGTGGCAACAGCGGGACAGAACACGCGGGTTCCATGCGATTTGTGACAGGGTTGAAAATCAAATCAGGATCAGAGAACCGTCCTGTGTATTCTCTTCCTCGCCAAGCCCTAGCACCAGACACCGTATCCGTATCCGCCGTCGGGGTCGGCTTGTACACAAAAGGGATTGGTTTGAAGTCCTTCACTACTTCGACTGGAACGATCCGATGGCCGGGTTGAAGCGGGTATTTGATGAGAGTATCCACGGGCATATATGTGTCCCATGTATTCGTCCCACGATACGACCGCTCGAAGATGAAATCGAGCATGGATTGTTCTGACGCCCAGTACAAAGTCTGGATGTGTTTATTGTACCCGACGTTCTTGAAGTACAGTGTCCGCTGATAGTTGCGGAGGAAGTTCAAAGTCTGTTCTCTCTCGTCGATCCAGACGAAGGCATACGCACCACGAGTATCTTTGATTGCCTCCGTGATACCGACCTCTGACACCGCCTTGAAGAATTGACTGCTGTCGTTCTCACCGTCTTTCAAGTCCTGCCCGGCGACCTTATACAGCGTCCCGTTGTGGACCCCGATGATATGGCCGTGCCGATGTGGATGGATCGACTTGTCTTCCGTACCACCCTTCGTGGGCCAACGAGCATGGCCGATGATCGCCGTGTTATCCCCCTTGAGCGCTTCATCCAGCTCATCTGAATAAGCCAATGCGCCGGAGACAAAACGACTACGGATCACCCTGACTACACCGGGTCTCTTCGGCGGGTAGAGGATGGCTGGCTTCGAATGCACCATCACCCCGCTGCCTTGAAACCCCCGAAGGGAGGAGATATTCAGAAGATCACGAAACAAGCCCTCTTCGGAACCATTCAGTCGGTTCGAGAGAACACCTGACAAACCACACATTTAAGCTGCCCTTTCCATGCAGTCCCAGAAAACATCCTGAGTAGACCTGCTGTTGTATTCAGGATGAGGTTGAAAACAAAGACTTCTCGTCTTCGGGTAGTAGACGATTTCCGCATCAGTCGAATGGCCGGGCGATGGGATCAGTTTGAAGTAATCCCCTTTACCTCCATTCAGTCGATTGCCCGCGATCTTCCTTGTGCTCTCGCCTGCCTTGCCCCAGATGAACGCCGGAGCTTGGAGCCGAGGGATCATTTGCTGATGGTGCGTCGAGTTCACCATGACGATCCGTTCACGCGTCATCCCATCTGCGGCTAAGCCTTTGATGTAGGTCATCGGATGCTCGCCACGAATGGCATGATTATTCACGTCTTGCCAGAGTGAGCCCCCGTTCATGACGTTAAGGAACTGCGCCCCTCTACAAATACCAACGAGGAGTTTCTTGCCATCGTTAGCAACCTCGAAGGCAGCCTTTTCCCACTTGTCTCGTGCGGGGTAGACGCACGTCAACGGATGCTTCGGCTCGTTGTACAGTTCCGGGGATACATCACTTCCGCCGGTCCATACAACCACATCCGCTTTCTTGATGCTATCAGCGGGGTCGTACCCACGAGCATAGAACAGCCGCTCTACCCCGTGATTACGCCCGATGACGAAGACCTTAAACTTCGACGTGTTTACCATCCTGTGCTGCCTTTTCAAAAAGAGTGACCCACTCTCGGAGAGATTTTCGTTGAGTTTCAAGTCGGTAGTCGATGGGCGTCGCGCCTCCGAAACAATCGGCGGATCGCCCCGGTGAGTGCCTAGAAACCGGTGTAAGCTTTCCAGCGAGAGCATAGCCAGCCTTTCTAAAACCTTGCGTGCCGAAAGGTTCTCCGTGGACTACCATTACGTTACCCCAGAGCCCTTCACTAAATTCCTGAATAGTAAGCGCAACGACGGTAGCCGTCCGTAATGGTAGTTCCTTTCGAGCAGCGATGAAGGACTTCATTCGGCCTCGGTTCTCGAACATCAACCTTGATGCCTGCATGAACGTCCAGAGAAGACCAGCATTGCAATTTTTATCTAGGACATTCTTGTAGACAAAGCCATGATCACGAAGGATATCGTCGGGTGCAGTTTTCCAGAGATACGGAAGAACACCTTTGAAAATACCTTCCGGATCAAGGATTGCCTCTAGCCATTCTTTTGCCTCAGGCCTTTCCCAATCACACGGCCAGTTTACCCCAGTCCCCTCACCGATAGGAACATACCCTCCGTAGAAAATCCCGAAATGATCCGGGTGTTTCTTTTGGTACGCAAGATGTTCGGAAACCGGCCTGTAACAAACCTCCCCCTTGAAACTCCATCCTTTCGGATGTTCCGGTTGATCGAAGAGGACACTACCCGCACAATGCGTAGCTTTGACTTGCTCCCGCATCAACGCGGCTATTTCCTCGCCGATTTCATCGGTGAATTTTGCTGCGATCATATCGCCTCCGCTGCCGCGTAGAGCGGACGAATTTCGTAACCTGCGTTACGATACCGCTGCTGATCTTGAGGATCGGCTGAACATTCAACCCAATCCTGCCATTTACCGTGTCGATCTGTTCGACGGCGCTGCCACGCCACCGGCCCTTGCGGTATGGCGCGGAGAGCTTTACGAGCCGCTGTTATCGCTCGGTTAGTTGTGGCTGTTTCACATGACGGCGCGTCGAATGCTTCAAGCATCATTTCCAGCGCCAGCCGGGTTGCAATGGTCATGATCGTGGCCTCGCCAGTGTGATGGTGTAGTGCCCATTTGAAGTAACAGGGCCGTTTTGCGCCGAGACACTGACCACCGTCCAACCCTCATCAGCTTTGCGGTTCATCAGGTCTTGGGCTTCCATTGGCTGTCCGTAGTAGACAACGAGGGCGTACTCCATTCGGGGTGCAGTACGCTTCTCCAGAGCGTTCATCTGGCGTTTAAGCGACTGGATTTCATCATGTATCGTCATCGCGATTTTCGATCCTTTTGAGAGAGCGCGGTGGTGCGGCATTTTAAGCAATAATAAAACGCCTCGCAGTAGGGGTCCGGTCCGGCAATCGGCGCGTCAACTATCCTGTGCCAGCATCTTACCCATTTATGAAAGCAAATCATTCTGCGACGCAAAATGTATGGGTTCATGGTGTTCCCCGATCAATTCCATTCAAGTAGAATAAGTGGTGATCTGAGGAAATTTCGCCTGCACGAAACGGATCAGGAAGCTCTGGATCAGACAGGTCTATCTTCTCAGCGTCATGGTAACAACCATTCGCACACACGTCATCGAGATCGCATGTGCAAGGCTTATGTGTGACATAGCATCTCATGCTGCCCTCACATATGATACAGTCTCGCCGAGTTCATCGACTTTGATCTGCGGGCCAAGATGGGCTTGATTGTCCAATCGACGCCAGCACTGAGCATCTCCGATATACACGGAGACGACCTCGCCATCCATAGTCTGGAACTGCCGACGATGGTACATCATCCCTTCACCTTCGAGACGATCAAGCCGAGCGAGGATCAATTCCCCCTCGCGCCCTGCCGGAAGCTCGTATATTTCCCCGGTAGGAAAGTAACCCGGCTTATTTTCTGTGGCCGGTAAGATAACCGGGAAGCCACCCGTATCGAACATCCGGAACGGCGTGGCGAGAACTCCCTGCCCTGAATAAACCGCCCCTTCAAGACAACGATGGTTGTGAAACCCTTTCTTGAGTGTACCATAGACAAAAACCTTCATGGTTAGAGAACCTTCACTTTTGTGAGCCCGGTCGTCCAATTGAGACGGAACTCTCCGGGCTTGACATCGAGATCGATGTGAACAGCGCCCCCTGTCACGACGCCTTCACGGCCATCTGGAAGCCGTACCCGTGCCCCGATTTTCAACACGTTAACATGACCTGGCTTAAAGATCGAGATCAACCAATTCATATTACACTTCCTTCCGGCAGATCAGCCGGTGTTGCATCACGCCACTTCACCGCCCATCGCCGCTTGTCGTAATCCCAATAAGAGACTTCGACTTGCAGGACTAAGCGGCTGTAATTCGACCACAGTAAAATCGTTCGATACCGGCGTTTGCCGGTTAGTTCTTCTGCGGGTCCGTGGGCCATATTATCCCCGCTTTGTGATACTATCCGCGATTTTGATGTGACGGATGTATTCATCCCACCGGCCAGCGGCCCAATGCCATACCGCTTTGTCACGATGCCACTGGCATACGGCTTTCATAGTGTCAGACAGCTTCGGCTTCTTCATAGCTGGCTCCCGATTGCGAGGAAAATAAAGATGACTGCGAAAACCCACCCGGCGTTCATTTGAGTTTACCCAGATCGAAGGTCAGGAATTTCTTGTCCATTGTCCAAAGATAGACACGAACATCGTTACCGGAATTTTCATTCCTCTTCCGTTTGGTCACGATGACTTCACCGAAACCATTACGCTCGATCAGTTCCTTGAGTTCCTCGCCGAGGGTCGTCCCGTTGGTGACCGTGTAAATCCAAAACGGCCGATGGCGACCATGAGTAACCTCTGGAATGAGTTTTTGAAGACCACGGAGAATTGTCTCCGGTGTCTCAGAGACGTATTGAACAGGGCTGCCGAAACCGTCCCTTTCGACTTGCGCCCGGTTGACATAGTGATGTTGTTGCTGAACACCGTGGATTTCTTTGACACCACAGCAAGTCAAGTCTTTGATACACAAAGGCCCGCTGGTACTGCCTGAATAAATCCAATCAGCGACGGGGTAACGGTCTTCATGGGGGTTGGGTTTTCTTGCCGGTACTTTGGCCACAGGCGGCTCCTTTATATGGTTCCAAATCGTTTTCATTTCAGTTCTCTAGGCACAAAAAAAGACCCCTAGGTTTCCCTAGGGGCCGAATTTAACTGGATTGAATTAAGCTGCCGCCGGAATGACCTCGTAACCCACATCCGAGAGATGGGTCTTGAAGAATTCCCGATCCGGGCCTTGAAGGGCCTTGATCTCCTGCATGAATTGCAGGCTGGTTTGGTTCACCTTCAAGCCGAAATAATCCTTCATCGCAGCAACGAACGACATCTTCTTCATGGTAGTCTCCTTTGGGCAATGCCCGGTTGTGGCCTCGTTGAGGCCGTACGTGACAGGGACGTTTAATTACTCACGAAACGCCCCAATATAAACATCCGACCGATCCGGCGAGGCAGACACCTGCGTAGACGAAGCAGCAGATAACATCGGCTCGGTCGATTTGCCTGAGAAAGCTGCGTCCCATCCGCTCCTCCATTCTGTCCATTCGTAGACACAATCTACGCGGAAGGGATTTCTCCCGCGCAGTATTCCGAGAACACAAGCATCATGGCCCAATCGGAAGGCCAATGATGGTTTTTGGTATTCCGCATGAACGGCCTCAGCGGCCGCAACTAGGACTTCCGTAGTCATACGAATACCTCCCGCGTGATAACAAGTACGAAGGAACGGCCCGAGTAGAGCTGACGGAAGCGCTGTAGTTCCGTGAGAGCTTCGTTGAGGCTGACCCACTGCTCAAGCATCAGCCCCTCACTGTACACGTTATAAAACATCGCTTCCCTCCCATTGTGCCGCCATCCAACCGGTTTGCCAGTCGGAATACGCTTTCGGCGCATTGTCTGGATTGAAAGGGTTCAACGTATAAGGGACACTACGATAGAAAGCGTTATGTCCCATGCGGTAGTTATCCGTAGTTATGATACGTTCCCTAGGGAACTGAATGATTTGACAGTTGTCGTTTGCGTAACGCATGATTTTGATCCTTTTGGAGGGACGAGGGTTTAGCGATCTCACCCACAACGTCTTATCTCCCTCCACGGAGATATTCCAGACTATGGCTTCATGGCAACTCCCTACTCGTTTAGAAAAAGTCAGTAATAAGTCACACGTCGCCCGCTGTTATAACCGGGGCGGGACCAACGAGGAAACCCACGCCGACTTGAGACAGATCGACGCTTAACAGGCGAGGTTAGTTTGCCTTCCCGGCAAGGGACGTATTCCCTACGCTCCGGTGGCAATGGAGGCAAATGATACCCGACAGTCAGCGTCTCGCTTTGCGTAGCCATGCGCCGTAACCCGGCGTCTTGTAGCGCGGCGAGATTATCTTGAAAAGCACGCTGTTCTTGAAGGGCACGCGACAACAGAATGCGACGCTCCCCCATTGGCGTTATGCCGTATGTGACAGGGGAACTCTGAACGCAAACGAGCACATTACCACGAGGTAGATAAACAAAAGGATAGGCATGGGAACCTCTGTTGACCGGTGAGACCGTTGCGACATGAACCGCCAAGCTCTTAGTCGCAGGTGATGCTGCCCATTGCGGGCATGGAAAGCAGACAAAGAAAAACCCCTAGGGAAAACCCTAGGGGTTAGTTGTTACCCTATGGTTGGGAGATTAGGCCGCCGGAGTTGCAGCCCGACGAGTACGGGCAGGCGTTTCTGCCGGTTCCTCGTTTTTCGACTTGATGAGATCGAGACACATCTGTTGCACTTCAATCAACGCCTCAGCGTCAAGGAAAGTGAGCGAGCGCATGACGAAAGCCTTGTGGTCAATGTTGCTGGTTCCGATTTTGTCGGCCAGTCTCACCGCCTTGGCTTCTGGTTTGCCGGGCATGGCATTGAGAATTTCCACGCCCTTTTCTTCAATCAACGCGCGGGCAATCCGCTTGGGATTATCCGTTGAAGCGGTGACGTTGTTTCCGCCTTTGGCCTTGCCCGCTTGGGCTTTCGCCTTGGCGGGTTTCTTGTAGAGGGCGCCCTCAAGAGCGGCAAACGAGTTAACCGCCTTGTGCTTCTGCATGGTCAGATCATGCCAAGTGTCAATGGCCTTATCGACAGTCTTGGATCGCAGGATAACCTGCAAAGGCGAGCCGTCCTGAACGCCTTTCTTATCGTAGTCGGACACCATTGAGCGGGCAGAAGTCTTGGCCAAATTCAGCCAACGATAAACCCATGCCTGTTTAAATGGCTGGCCGCGCTTGGTTTCCGCGTACTGCTTGAGGGCTGATAGAACCTCTTCGCGGGTATCGTCGAATGAACGCCGGTCGGCGATGATAGGGGAATAGGTTCGAACGATCATGTGAACCACCATCGCGCCGACCATGCGAAGCGTGGCGTTAGCGGCGTTCTCTACGTTGAGAACGATTGCCTCAAGAGACTTCTCCGGTTTGATATAAACCGCCTTGTCGATGACCTTTTCGGCCTTGGTTTCAGCCGCGCCGTCATCGTTCGACTTGGCGAAAGCAACGGACGACATGAGAGAAGATGAAAGAGAACGCATTGGGATAGCTCCTTTTCGACGGGTTATGGTGCCGGATGGCCCATTTCTACCCGAATAGAACGGAACCCTGTTTCAGGCACGGCTCCGCCGCCCCAGACTTTCGCCTAGGGGTCATGCAGGGACACTTGCCCCGCAATCCTACCGATTAGACGCCCCAAATGTGGCGAAATTGTGGCAAAGGGTGCGACAAGATGTCGCAGGTAGGAAGGTATTTAGATACCGCTAGAGGGATTGACTTGACTGGGCGAATCATAGTACCGTGGCGGTGCAGTCCTACGTGTGTTTGCAGATTTATTCTACATGAGTAGAAATAGTTTCGCGTTTGTCTGAAACGTGCTAGACTGCACTGGTATCAACCGCAGGAGAGAGCTATGGAAAATCCTATTTGGTCAATCGAAAGAGCTTTGCGTGCCGGTTACATAATGGAACCGCACCTAGCATCAGGCAATTTCAGTGGACCATCGCGTATGTCACGACCTTCCCATGAATGTGCTTTGGTTCATGCTCATATCCGCCGTTGCATGGCTGATAAGACTATGAAAGATGAGCATTGGGGACGTGACGCTTGCGCTAAACAGTGTGATGAATGTGCAAACATATGTCACATGAATGATTATATTCGGGCAAAAGAACATTGTCCGCCTCACTACCCGATGCCCGCGTTGCTGCAAGATAGTCAGTCTGACTTAGGCGAACGATGGTCTAACTGGTTAGATGCCGACCGATTGTCTGGGCACAGGTACTAAAGCTTTCGCCCCAAACTCCACCTTGAACCCCTAGGGTAATTCCTAGGGGTTATTTTTTTGTCTTCAATTGCATTTCGGATTATCAGAAGTTTAGTATTATCAGTGACATGCAATCCACAACACTATCCGTCGAGAGTACCAAGAGCGTCACACACAAAAAACTTATCTCTACGAGTCCCCTGTCATTTCGTTTCCCTTGCGCGCCCACCATTGGGCCATCGGGCGCGATCATTCACCGTGATCAATCGTTGAGACGACCAAAAGGAGGGCCACCGGGTGCACCCCCATGCAGGGGGCCGGGGTGGGGGCAAAGGGGGTGGAAGGCCCCTTGAAATTTTCTCACAAGAATTCACAAAAATCTAGCCCCTATGTACGATTTCTCTTGACATCCCCTCTGAAATATGGTATAATATACTTGAGGGACAGCATTGAACATCAATGTTATATGAGGCTTACCTGAGTAAATTACCCAGATAACAATAATCTGATCACTTAGGGGGCCTCAAGAAGAAATTCTCTTTTCTCGCCCACTACTTATAAGCATTCTTAGGTTTACTTATATAATTCTTTGGTCGTAATCCATTCTTTGGTCGTACCCTCAGGGTCCCGGCGTAACTGGTAGGAAATCATGGAACCAGCATCCATCCGGTATAACAACCCCGGAGCAATGTGGGGCGGATCAGCCCTAGCCAAGAAGTGGGGGGCCACCAAGACGGTAGGCCTGAACGACGGCCTAGGCCAAGGGAACAACATCGCTGTCTTCCCGAGCAAGGTCCGGGGTGCTGCCGCCCAGTTCGACCTCTGGCACACCAGCCCGAAGTACCATAACAAGCCTCTCCGGCAGGCCATCGCCACTTGGTCAGGTGGGAACTACGTCCGATCCTATTTGGACTTCCTCACCAAGAGGACCCCCGGCCTTACCGACGATACTCCCATCACCGATACCTTCTTGTCGTCCCCCACGGGGATCGCCTTCGTCAAAGCGCAGGCATGGCACGAGGCAGGTAAACCCTACCCGATGGCAGACGACGAGTGGAAAGCCGCTCAGAGCCTCGTCTATGGCCCTTCCGCAGTCAAGCTACCTACCCCCTCTAATCATCTCCCAGCGCCCTCTGGGGCCGTTATAGCGGCTACAAGCGCCGGTCTATCCGCCGGGGCTGTTATCGGGGTAGCCGTGGCTGCTGCCGCCATAGCCGCAATCATCTATTTCATCATGAAGAACCGGGCTCAGAAGGCCCTAGATACCCAGATCGCCTTCGCTGAGGCGGCACTAGCCCGAGCCAAAAACACAGATGTCAAAGTTTAAGAATGCCTCCGGGGCGTATCTCCTAGCCGGGCTGTTCTTTGAGACGACCTCTGCGGATAAGTCCTCTGTCGTCTACACCCTGAAGAACGAAGACCACCTAGGCTACCCCTCCCTGTACCGGCTTTACATGGAAGCCAACGACCCTACCGAGTATGACTTCGCTGTCGCGAACCTCGGGGGTTGGGACCACTGGGAGCGGCTCTCGAAGTGCTCTTGGTTCAAACCTTACCTCGAAGCATGGCGTCGGGAACTTGAAGTCCGCTTTCGCGCCCAAGCCTTAAGGAACCTTCGAGAGCTTTCCAATAATGCCTCCGGCAAAGACTACTTCCAAGTAAATAAGTTCTTGGTCGGTCAGGGGTGGAAAGAAAGCGGGCCGAAGCGACGCGCAGGCCAGCCCTCAAAAGAGGACATTAAAGCGGAAGCCCACAGACTAGCCACTATCGCCAATAACCTAGATGAAGATTACCAGCGGATCACGGGGGTCAACTAGTGGGTCTTTATAACGCTGACGGGAATATCAATCTAACATCCGTCACAGGGGCAACCAGAACAGGGCTTTTCGCAGCTAATGGTAGTTGGAACATCGTCATCAACGATGGCACCCAACGGACTGGACTGTACCACGCTTGTGGTGCTTTCAACGCAGTTGTAACGACTAATATCTCCTCCGGGTACTACGCCCCCAATGGCAGTATGTACGTCATGTCAGACGGTGCTGGTGGATACATTCTCAACGTCCGAGGAACTCTACCTTCAGCTTTCGTATGGCTCTACGGATCGGATGGGCAATATCTCTTGGGTAACGACGGACAACAACTTTACGGAAGGGCACCATAAATGGCTCGCGAGATCAACTATACCGATATGCGCGGAGCGCCGTTTGTAGCTCCGACCTTTACAGCTAACGCTTACACGACCGTCCTTGCTGACCTACAGACTATCTTAGGTGTCGACGCAAGTGGTGCTGAAAAGACCGTCACGCTGATATCAGCGGCAACAGCCGGTGTCGACGCAGTACAGACTATCGTCAAGACGGATACCAGCACGCTCCGAGTGATCATCAAGAATGCCTCGGCGGTTATTATCGGTGTCCTCACGGCGAAGGGTCAATCCATGTCCTTCCGAAGTGATGGCGCGAACTGGATGCGGCTCGGCATAGACGGCTACAAAGCCCCATACTACGAAGTCGGGCGCGACTACCCGCCAGTTCCGTTCCCCTCGACATATGCCACGTTCAACACCCCGGTGCAGGATAAGCTATACTTCTGCCTCATCACGCTTCGCGATCAGGCCAAGATCGACGCACTGCTGTTCAACCGCGTAAATGCGGCGACTGGTACTATCAAATGTAAACTGGCGCTGTATGGGTTAAGCTCGGCCAACTGGTACAAGCCTGACGGCGGCGCTTTGCTGGCGCAGTCTGCGGCTGAAATCACCCAAGGTACGGGCGGTGGCGGTGTTGACACTTCAGCCCTCGACAGTACGGTTCTAATCGATCAGGGCGCGGTATGGGCCGCTGTGATGTTCGGTGGTGGTGGCGCTACGGTTGCCCAAACGCTTTCGATGAACCAGCCGATGTCCGGACTTTTTGGTGGTGCTACAGTAGCCGAAGCTGTCGGTTCATCCACCGCTACTGGCAAAGGCTGGTCGGCTGCGAATACTTATGTAAGTGGTTTTCCTTCGACTGCTCCGGCCTGCACTATTGTCACCGGCACGACTGCTGATCCTGCAATTCCAGCGATTGGTTGGAGAGCGGCGTAATGGTTTTAGGGGTACGATCCGGTCCCTCTCGTTCTCCGAGGGATGTCAACCTTCATACATGGCCCGCTAGCCTAGCCCCGCTAGCGATTTATCATGGCTATGGTAGCGTCAATGCTGAAGATACGCTCAGCATGGACCGGATGATAAATAAGAAAGTGCCGTGGGGTCATGGTTTTCTAGACCAAGCTTCTTTTGCAAACTTGGCGAATTCGGTTGGCTTGTTGGGAAGTGGGTCTGGTGGTGCTATCGCCAGCCATGCCAGAATGGGACGATCCAATGTGGTCGTGTCTGTGCCACTGGCAACCAATACCGCAGGACAAGCCTTATCGGATGTCGCCGCCGGAACTTGGGACGCCTCATTTACCGCGATGGCGAACGCTGTTCTAGCGTTAGGTTATACTGCACCCGTCTTTCGACTCGGCTGGGAATTCCAGATTTCGTGGGCTTGGCAGGTCACTGATGCAACGTCATCGACTAACTACAAAGCGGCTTTCCAGCGGGTGTACGGTCTGCTAAAGGCGGTTATCCCGGGTTGCAAAGTCTGTTGGTGTATCAATCCCGGCGTCGGCGCCTACGATCCAGTATTGAGCTACCCCGGTGATGCGTACGTCGACTACATCGGTATCGACGCGTACGACAGTTCACAGCACGCCGCTACCGCTGGCGCAGATGGAGTTAACGCTTCGATCCGCTGGACGCGGGATGTGGTCGGAAGTCTCGCGAGTACCGATGACGGAACGACAGCTCCTTACGGTCTAGCATGGTTAGCTTCGTTCGGTACGGCTCACAACAAGGGTATCTGTATCCCTGAGTGGGGCTGTATTTATCAACCGGGAAATGCCAACCATAACTGCGCTGACGATGCCACGTATATTACAAATATGTTGAACTGGATCGTCGCCAACAACGTCGTCTTTCACGGGTACTTCGAAAGCAATTCTACCCCGACGACCCAGAACTATTCTCTGTCGCGGTCAACCAACATCGTAGGTGTTGCGCCGCTCTATCCACTGGACAACAAACCGTTGTCGGCTGCGGCATTCAAAGCTTTTTACGATCAGTATTGATATGACTGACAAAGAGCAAAAGGACCTCATCAAAGAAGCGATCAAAGAATGGATGAATGAGCGCTACGCCGAAGTCGGTCGTTGGACGATACGCATTATCTTCACCACCGCCCTCTTCGGTCTTCTTTGGGCCTACATTCAAACAAGAGGATTTAAATTCCCATGAGTATCGATGCATTCAATAATGTTCTGACTGGAGCCCTAGACAAGGTGATCCCGAATTCTACGATGGATGTTCATTCTCGGTCGCAGAACGGTGGTGATGCTCAACAGGCCCTCCAGACTACGTGGCGCGATCCCGGTTCTTACATGGCCGGCTCTCCACCCGATAAAGCTGAACGTCCAGCGCGACGAGGTGGCATCGGGGTATTCTAATGTCATCGCGAAAGGACAAGAAGGCGGAGATTAGAGAACTAGCCGAAGCCGATCTTGAGACTTTCGCTAGGTTAGTTCTTCCCAATAGAGTCTATGGTGCAGTCCACGTAGAACTCTTCAAATGGTGGACTAGAGAAGATGCTAAATCTCATCAGCTCGTGCTACTCCCCCGAGATCATGGCAAGTCTGCAATGGTGGCTATTCGAGCCGCATGGAGAATTGTACGTGATCCAGCAGTCCGCATCCTCTATATTTCATCGACTGCAAACCTTGCCTACAAGCAACTCGGCGCTATCAAAGATATTCTTACATCCGATATTGTAAGATTTTACTGGCCGGAGTTGGTCCACCCTGACGAGGGGAAACGTACGAAGTGGACAGAAGCAGAAATAGCGGTGGATCATCCAATCCGAAAAGCTGAGAACGTCCGCGATCCTACTGTTTTCACCGCAGGGTTGACTACTTCGATCACCGGCCTCCATGCTGACGTTATCATCCTCGACGACGTAGTGGTTAAGGAGAACGCCTACACGCAGGAAAGTAGGCAGAAGGTCGCAGAGCAATACTCCCTTCTAGCTTCTATTGGCGACGCTGGTGTGGAAGAATGGGCAGTAGGCACTCGGTATCATCCTAAGGACCTCTACCACGATCTCATTAACATCGGCGTAGAACAGTTCGACGATAACGCTGAGATTACCGCAATCGAGTCGTTGTATGAAGTCTTCGAGAGACAGGTCGAAAGTAGAGGCGACGGTACGGGTGAGTTTCTCTGGCCCGTACAGTTCCGGAAGGATGGCAAACCTTTTGGCTTTAATCGAGAAATACTCGCGAGAAAACGAGCAGCCTATCTCGATAAAGTTCAATATAGAGCCCAATACTACAACGATCCGAATGATCCAGACGGAGGCGGAATTTCGAAAGAGTGCTTCCAGTATTACGACAGAGCACATCTTAGCCGAAACGCTGGGTACTGGTATTATAAACAAAACAAGCTGAACGTCGTAGCGGCTATCGACTTCGCCTACTCCAGTAAGGAGCGGGCTGACTACACAGCAATCGCTGTCGTAGGTATCGATGCCAATAGGAATTACTACGTTCTTGAGATCGACCGGTTCAAAGTAGGTGATACGAATAAAATCGCGACTTACTTCAGCCACCTTCTCACCCTCCATCAGAAATGGGACTTCCGGAAGGTCCACGCTGAAATCACAGCAGCCCAACAGGTAATCGTCGATGATCTTAAACAAAATTATATTCGTATTCATGGTCTTGCTTTGTCTATCATCGACCATCGACCTACGGGTAAGCAGGGGTCAAAGGAGGAACGTCTTGAAGCCATCCTTGGTCCGCGCTACGACAATCGGCAAATCTGGCATTACCTTGGCGGAAATTGTCAAACACTCGAAGAAGAACTCATCTTGAACAATCCTCCGCACGACGACTGCAAAGACGCTCTCGCCTCAGCTATTGAGATCGCGATGGCCCCGGCTCAAACAGCCGCTACAAGTCTTCCGCAAATTCCTTACAAAAGTAATCCTAGATTTGGAGGCGTATTCTAATGGCAGGTAAAGTTCTTAACCTGACCGACTTCATGTCTCCTGATCAACTTGGCAATCACGTTGCTAAGTTCTGGACTACGAATAATACTCTCCGTCAGGATTGGCTGAACGAGAAGATCGAATTGCGGAAGTACGTCTTCGCTACGAGTACGCAGAAGACTAACAACGCCACTCAGATGTGGAAGAATACCACTACCATTCCAAAGATTTGTCAGATCAGAGATAATCTCACAGCGAACTACTATCTAAATAGTTTTCCTCGAAGGATGTGGTTCGATTGGGAAGCTGACAACGACGACAGTAACCAACAGGATAAACGCGAAGCGATTAAAACGATCACTCGGTATTGGGTCAACTATGGCCAGTTCAAAGCCGAGATGAAGAAGTGTATCGACGACTTCGTTGATTACGGGAATTGCTTCGGTACGGTAGACTGGGTAGACCAGCGGATTAAACTCAAGGACGGAAAGGAACAAGTCGGCTATGTCGGTCCCTGCCTCCGGAGGATTTCTCCGCTTGATATCGTCTTCAATCCGACCGCTCCGTCGTTTCGTGAGACGCCTAAGGTTGTACGCAGCATTATCTCGTTTGGAGAACTCAAGAAACTTCTTATCAACCAGAGCACTCCAGAGAACAAAAAGGAATACGAAGAACTCTTCGCCTATCTAAGAGATATCCGAAGGACGGCCCAGACCTACACAGGTGACATGGCAGGCTTCGATGAGCAGTACGCGATGGATGGTTTCACGTCCTTCCGTAGTTATCTCGTCTCGGATATGGTGGAAATTCTGACTTTCTACGGTGACGTATACGATTGGGACAAAGATGAATTCCTTGAGAACTATGTCATTACCGTCGTTGACCGTCATAAGGTCATCGGCAAGAAACCAAATCCGAGTTATTTCGGCTACGCTCCCATTTTCCATTGTGGGTGGCGGCCTCGCCAAGACAACCTCTGGGCGATGGGTCCACTGGACAACCTTGTCGGGATGCAGTTCCGCGTCGATTATGTAGAGAACCAAAAGGCCGACTATCTAACCATTTCTATGGCCCCGCCCCTGAAGATCAAAGGTACTGTCCAAGATTTTACTTGGGGGCCGATGGCGAGAATTTACTGCGGTGACGATGGGGACGTAGAAGTCCTCATGCCGAACCTGAACATTCTTCAGTTGAATACCGAGCTTGCCTTCTTGTTCCAGACTATGGAAGTAATCGCTGGGGCTCCCGGTGAGCAAATGGGGATCAGGTCTCCGGGCGAGAAAACGGCATACGAAGTTCAGAAATTAGACAATGCTGCCAGCCGTATCTACGGCGCTCGCATCCAGATGTACGAAGAACAGTTCACTGAGAATGTCCTCAACGCCCTTCTGGAAATGGGCCGCCGGAATATCTCCGGTACGCAATCAATCCCGGTGTTTGATGATGATTTTAACTTCCAGTCCTTTCTCGATCTCTCAGCAGCGGATATCACAGGGGCAGGCAGGCTCAAGCCCGTAGCCGCTAGGAACTTCGCTGAAAAGGCCGAACTCCTACAAAATCTGAATACCTTCTTCAACTCACCGATGGGCCAAGACCCGACGGTGGCAGTCCACTTCTCTGGCATCCAGATGGCTAAGTTTCTAGCAGATGAGTTCCAGATCAAGGATTACAATATCGTTCAGCCCTTTGTTCGACTAGCTGAACAGGCCGACGCACAGAGACTTGCTCAGGCGTATCAACAGCAGGTCGGCATGGAAGCAATGACACCCACAGGTCTGACACCGGATGACCATGATCCGAGTGTTGCTCCCGTACCGCAAGTCCCTCAGCCTCAAGAACCGCCTAAATGAAACCTCTCCAGACAGACTGGCTGAAACACCTTTCTGAGCCTGATAGGCGAGAGAGTTTCGAAAAGACCCTTCGTAATAACACTCTCGTCTTTGCTCGATTGCAGGACATTATTACGGAGTGGGAAGAAACTATCCTCCGTCAGGAAACTAAACCAGATCAATATTCTGTAGCCAATTGGGCCGAACTTCAAGCCCACAGAAACGGCAACAGAGAAATCATTCAAAAGCTGAAAGACCTAATCAGCTTCTTTTAAAAAGGAATGTTATGACCGATAACATCTTCGAAACTCCTGCTACCATGAAACTCGATGATCTCATGGGTGATGGTAAAAAGTATTCCGATCAAGACGCCGTGGCTAAAGCCCTCGTTGAAAAGGATACCTTCATCCAGAGATTAATCGATGAGAAACGACAACTCGAAGAGACCTTTCGAGAAAGAGAAAATGCCAGAGCCTTTGATGACCGTATTAAGGCTCTGGAACAGGCACAGTTGACCGAACGGACGGAACCTCCCGCTCGTGAAGTAACACCGCCTCAGCCATCAGTCGATCCCGCAAAGATCGAGGAAATGGTACAGCGTTCAATCGCTGAACGTGAAGCCCAGAACATCCGTTCTAGGAACCTCATCACAGTGAAAGACACGCTAACCGAGAAGATCGGTGAAGACTACACGAAATACGTTAAACAGCGTGCTGCTGAATTAAACATCGGCATGGATCAGTTGAACCAAATGGCGGCTAATACTCCACAGGCGTTTCTTGCCTTGGTATTGCCTAGCGACCGTACCCCCGAAAGCGTTGCCCCTCCGGCAAGTCGGGTTAACCCTGCGGCCTTCACGCCTCAGACAAACAGTCGCGGTAATAAGTATTACTCCGAGATGCGGAAGAGTGATCCCACCCGATACTTTACTCCAGCAGTGCAAATGGAGGAATTCCAAGAACTGAAACGGCAAGGTCCGGAGCGGTTCTACTCTTCATAAAGGAGACATTAGATGTCTTTTTCAACCGCAACTAACGAGCATCTCATCCGCTCGAACCTGTGGTCGACCCGTCTCAAAGAGGTCCTTTTGGACGAACTCTTTGCGACTAAGTTCGTCGACATTATCACGGACTTCCCGGATGGCGATACTCTGAATATCCCGTCTATCGGTCAGGCTGAAGTACAGGACTACGTGGAAAACGCCGCTGTGCGTTACACCGCGATGGATACCGGTAACTTCACGTTCACCATTGACCAGTACAAGTCCACCGCGACGTACATCACCGAGAAGATGAAACAGGACAGCTATGTCATGGGTCGTCTGATGGCTTCGTTCGTTCCCAAGCAGCATCGTGCTATTGCGAAGGAAATGGAAGTCAAGGTGCTGGACGTTGGTCCGACTGCTCAGACTGCCTCGAACTTGAACACGATCAACGGTGGCGATCACCGCTTCGTGGCCTCGGGTACGAACGCTGTCGTTCAGCCGAAGGACTTCGCGCGTGCGAACTACGCACTGACTATGGCGAACGTCCCGAATACCAACCGTATCGCGATTGTTCACCCGTCGGTGGCGTTTGCGCTGGAGACCAGCACGAACATCACGAACGTCTCGAACAACCCGCGTTGGGAAGGCATTATCGCTTCCGGTATCTCCACCGGTATGCGGTTCATTCGTAACGTCTACGGCTTTGACGTTTACGAGAGCCAGAACCTCAAACTGGTTGGCTCGGAAACCATTAACTCGGTCTCCGTCGGTGCTACCGGCGTTGCCAACCTGTTCTTCTCGGCGACGCAGGACGTTCTCCCCTTCGTGGGATCGATCCGGCAGCCTCCGAAGGTTGACAGCGACTACAACAAGGACCTTCAGCGTGAAGAGTACGTGACGACTTGTCGTTACGGTTATAAACTCTTCCGTCCGGAGAACCTTGTGGTTGTCTTGTCCGCCACCGATCAGGTCTCGTAATAGGAGGGTCATATGACTATTTGGCAGAACTCTGACGGTCTTGGTGTCAAGTTTGGTCGCGATGAAGCGGCTTCTCAGGACACTACCAAGAACCCCTCTGGTGAGGTAAAGGCATTCGGCGGTGTCCGCATCGCTGAATTTACCCTTGACCTTACCGATCTGACTACTTCCGGTCAGACCATTCTCTGGGATACGGCGACGTTCCCTAAGAATGCTCGGATCGAGGAGGTCGAAGTCGAAGTGGTTACCGGTGCTACCTCTGGTGGCTCGGCGACCCTTGACATCGGTCTCGTACGTTATGATCGAACCACCGAAATCGACTTCGATGGTTTGGTTGCGGCCGCTGCGAAGGCCACCATCGACACCGCTGGTAAGCGTCTGAACCTTATCAATGGGTCGACGGCGGCCGGAGCACTCATCGGCACGACTACTGCGAACCCCGGTTTCGCGGTGGCTAAGGCAGGCACGGCGGTATTTACCGCTGGTGTGCTTCGTGTCCGCGTGAAGTGGTTCGGTGTCTAATCTTGAGGGGAGCCCTTCGGGGCTCCCTTCTCCCTTGGAGGTATAATGACTGTAGCACATAAAAATCTCACGGGCACGGACCTCCATGTTATCAAGGGGGCTGACTCAGCTACCACAGGCCAAGTCCCGATTGCTAATGGCTCGGGTGATGCGCCTTTCGGTAAGTTGACCCATACAAGTCTCCAGACTACGGGTAACCCTTTCGGAGCCCAGCTTTTCCATACCCGAGAGGAGCAGAGTGCCGGTGTCTCACCGAATTCGATTGGCAGTTTAAACACTTGGTCGACGGTTACACTGAATACATCTGTAACCAATGAAATCACATCCGCCTCACTGAGTTCTAACGGAATTATCCTTCCGGCAGGAACTTATTTTATCGATGCTGTCGTACCATCGTACTATGCGGCAGGCTCAACTAGTCAAGTGAAAATCCGCCTCTATAATAATACCACTTCGGCATCTATTATCGAAGGGCGATCAATCATTATTTTTAATAGCATCGGTATGGTTTCAACCCTTAGCCTCAGAGGTCGGTTTACCCTGTCGGGCACAAGCACCTTGTATCTCCAACGATACGCTACTGGGAACGTCTCTGGCGGGCAATCTTTCAATCACGGCACGGAAGTTTACAGTGAAGCTCTTGTCTGGAAGGTCGCCTGATGGCTAAGTTAACTCTCAGTGATCTTGCCTCGCTGACCGATGAGCAATCCGCTCTCTCGACGTTAAATAACAATAATTCGTCTGTAGAGGCAGCTTTAGAGAATACACTATCGCGGGACGGAACTTCCCCGAATACGATGCTTGCGTCGTTCGATATGAACGGCTTCCGTATTCTTAATCTTCCTCAACCGTCGTACCCGCTTGATCCCGTTCGACTGCAAGACTTAACTGCTGCCGGGTTGTTCGTCACGGCTACGACTGGTACTTCAGGCCATACAGTTCCTTTTCTAGACGGGAACAACGTCTGGTCGGGCACGAACACCTATAGCGCCGCTGTTCAAATCAATGCGACATTGGGGATCGGAGCAGGGAATAAGATAGATTTTTCTAACGGGACTGAGATTAACCGTCAGGTTTCTGACGGCCATATGCAGCTCAAATCCCAGAACAATATCTTCGAGTTCCAAGGTGGCGCGACTTTCTCCGCTACGACGGACTCTACGTCCACGTCGACGGGGGCTATAACTACTCTTGGTGGGATCGGTGTTGCTAAGAACCTAACTGCGGCAAGTCTCGTTGCATCGAACACCCTCTTCATAGGCACGGGGCCGACTACAAATTCCCCTCCTTCAAACACTGTTTTAAAAGTAATCACGACTGCTGGCCCATCAACTACTGTTCCATCTGGCACGGTGTTCTTTGACGTAAATAAAGACGACAATTACGGTGCCTATTGGAAATTCTTCTGGATGAACAATGACGGCAGTTCCGCGTCGACACTCGGCAGCCGGGTAGCTGGCACTGATGGCGACATTCTGAAAATCTGGCGGAATGTTACGGCGGGCACGAGCAGCGTCACAGTTCTATCGTCAGATGCCGCTACGTCCACCGTGACCGGTGCATTCCAAGTTGTTGGTGGTGCTGGCATCGGTGGTGCAGCATGGATCGGGGGAGCGGTTGTCGGGTCCTCGACGATATCAGCGGCGGCGGCTAGTGGTTTTTATCTCGGGGCTAATAAACTTGCGGCTGTTAATACGAACTACCACAGTTTTTATGAGCCTGCTGGTGGTATCGCGATTGATCTCGGCAACGCTACCGATCCTACGAACTACTATTACAACACGACCCACTCGTTCAAGCCTCGTGGTGGTGGCAGCTCGTTCCTATCTTTCACATCCTCGGGCCTGTCGTCTTCTTCGTCATCCGCCTTTGCGCCTAACTGGAGCATCCTTAACACCGCGAACGATGCGAACTGTCCACTGTGGCAGTTCAATAAGAACAGAGCTGGTGGGCCAGTCAGCGTCAATGACTTCATGTTCTGGATACAAGTCGGGGGTTGTGACACTGGTAGTGTTATTCGTGAAGCCGCTGATTTCCGCGCAGAAGTCGATGCCGTAGCAGCCGGTTCTGTCTCCGGTCGTTGGCTCTGGCTGACGAGTAACGCTGGTTCAATCGCTGAGCGTATGCGGTTGACTTCTACTGGCGGTCTGAACCTCGGTACGTATGCTTCGGACCCCGGTGCTGGTAACCTCAAAGCAACAGGCAGCATTCTCTCCATCGGTACAGCCGGTATCGGTTATGGCACGGGTGCTGGCGGTACGGTAACTCAGGCGACTAGCCGAACGACTGGTGTCACCCTCAATAAAACCTCTGGGGCGATTACACTCGTCTCGGCTGCTGGTTCGGCGTCCTACCAGACATTCACTGTAACCAACAGCACTGTCGCAGCTACCGACACCATCCATCTTAGCCAGAAGTCCGGTACGGATTTATACATCCTTCTCGTAACAAACGTCGCAGCAGGCAGTTTCAAGATTTCCTTCGCTACAACTGGTGGCACAACCACCGAACAGCCGGTTATCAACTTCAACGTCATCAAAGGAGTAACCTCGTAATGGAAAAATTCAAGCTTATCTGGGAAAAACTCAAGCGAGAGTGGAAAACCTTCGCACTTCAGATTACTCTCTTTATCACCTCTGCATGGGAACTCGCTGTCGCTAATGGTGCGAACCTCCCCGATCTCTTCCACTTCATTCCAGACGCCTACAAACCTTGGGTGCTTTTCGGCTTCGCGGCTGTGACCCTTCTGGTCCGCAAGTACACTCCGACTAACGTCGTAGTTCAAGCGCCGGAGCCCGCACCTGCTCCCGAGGCCCCCGCCGAGCAATAACATGGAATGGTTCGCTAGTATTTTCAAGGGAGTTACGGAGGGGGTCGTAGGCCCCCTCTTTACCTATCTCAATAAGAAGGAAGACGTTTCCCTTGAGAAGTTCAAGGTCAATGGCGTAGTCGACACACAGGCGTTAGCTGCCCATGTAGAAGCCTTGAAGGTCCGGAGAGACGCTCTCCTAGAGGCTATGAAGTATCGGGGTATCCGGTTCTTCCAATATGCCTTTATGTTTCCTCTCGCCGTCTGGTTCAACGCAAGTTTATGGTTCGCTATTCTCCACCCCTATTGGGATGCTATTAAGAACCCCATGCCACTCGGCACCATCGGTGAAAATGTCCTGATGGCTGTAGTAGGCTTGTTGTTCCTTGCTAGTAAGATCGATGACTGGAAGCGGAGCACCAAATGAAATACACCCTTCTTGATCTGACCCAGAATATTCTCTCTAGCATGGACGGTGATGAAATCAATAGCATCGCCGATACGACCGAGAGTCGACAGGTTGTTGAAGTTATCAAGACGACGTATTTCAATCTCGTCGCCAATGGGGAATTGCCCAGAGATAACGATCTTTTCCAGCTAGTAGCCTCAGGTGATGCGACGAAGCCCGTTACCATGTCTCTGCCTGATGATGCGCAGGCTGTCTTCTGGGTTAAGTACGATTACCAGACTACGGACAGCCCATACCCGAGCTTCCAAGAAATCCAAGCCATGCCGTTCGCGGACTTCGTGATCATGGTCACTAATCTGGATGCCACTGATACGGCTGTTACGTCCTATTCGTATAATAACGGCGCTGCTAATTGGACGTTGTACTGTCGAAATGACGTAGCCCCGAGGTTCTATACTACTGCGAACGATGGCACGATCCTTTTCGATGCGTATGACAATACAGTAGATAGTACCCTCCAGTCGAGTAAGACAATGGTTTACGGGCAGCTTGCTATGCCTTGGACCGAGAGCAATACATTCGTTCTCCCGCTCGACGACAAACAGTTTCAGCGTTTGCTGAATGAAGCGAAGTCTTTGGCGTATGCCGAGATTAAACAGACTGCCCACGCTAAGGCCGAGAAGACCGCTCGGGACCTTAAGATCGACCAGCAGGCCAGCAAGACGAAAGCATCGCTTATGGGTGATTACGATAAAGTTTTCATTCAGGGGCGTGTGAACTACGGCCAGCTAAAACCTACAGGAAGATATAAATAATGTATACCTTGCAAGACCAACTAGGTGACAAAGACTTATCGAAGACCCGTGTCTTTGATCTTGAGAACGGGAACAAACTCATCGCGAAGCAGACGGACCCATATGGCTTCTGGCGGCTTCATCTGGAAAAGGGTGAACTTCCGAAGTGGCTCGACCAAGACTTCAACGAATGGGGTCAGGTATTGAAGGCCGTAGATCGTTATGGCCGAGAGCGCCAAATCGCTATTGCCGAGGTTAAGAACAAGAAGGGTCATTAATGCCTAGGAACGCGGCTGCTTCGATTGAGAATAACTTCCTAAAGGGCCTCATCACAGAGGCTACCGGGTTGAACTACCCGGAGAATTCCTGTATCGAAACATGGGATTGTGAATTCGATTTCTTCGGCCGCGTTCTCCGTCGCCCCGGATTTGACCGGGAATTAAATGCCTCGCTGAATACTGTGTCTGTCTCGTCGAAGGTCAAGAACAAGTACCTTTGGAAGAACGTCACCGGTGACGGTACGGTGTCTTTCGTGGTCGTTCAGCTCGGCAGCACGTTATACTTCTACGACGCTAGTAATGTCAACGCGCTGTCTGCGGGGCTATCCGGCAATACTATTAACCTTGCGACGTACTCGGTTTCTTCGGCTCCCGCGCCTGCGCAATACAACTGTCAGTTCGCCGACGGTCAAGGAAAGCTTTTTGTTTTCCATCCGTATCTCGAACATATCTACATCACGTATAATTCGGGCACTGGTGTATTCACGGCCACTCAGTATAACCTGATGGTACGGGACTTCGAAGGTGTATCCGATGGCCTAGCTGTTGACAACCGACCCACGTCGACTGTCGCGGGGTTGTCAGCAACCCATAAGTACAACCTCTTTAATCAGGGTTGGTGCAAGGCTGACCTCACTACCCCTGAGCTGACTGCTTGGGATGGTGCGCGGACGGACATGCCCTCGAACTGCGATGTCTGGTGGAACTTCAAGAATTCCTCCGATGCCTTCGATACGGCGACTATTGCGAACTCTGGTCGAGGCAATACTCCTGCGGCTAAGGGCCACTTCATTCTGAACTACTACAACCAAGACCGTACTACGGCTAGTGGCGTCTCTGTCTCCGCTACTACTTCCGGCACGGCTCGGGCTACCACTGGGGCATTCCATGCTGGACGGGTTTTCTACGCTGGTGTAAATGCCGTAGGTTACGAGAGCAAAATCCTCTTCACCCAAATCATCGAACGGAACGAGCAAGTTGGTTTTTGCTATCAAGCGAGCGACCCGACTTCCGAAGACCTTTTCGATCTGCTCCCCTCTGATGGTGGAGTGATTTCTCTCCCCGAAGCAGGGACGATCTATAAACTCTTTCCTGTCGCTGCTGGGCTTCTGGTCTTTGCGTACCGTGGCATTTGGCTGATCACTGGTTCAACTGGCATCGGGTTCACCGCGACGGACTTCACTGTCTCGCCTTTGAGCAACATCCGTACTGTCTCTGGGACGAGTTTCGTGAACGTCAACGGCTTTCCGATGTGGTGGAACACAGACGGTATCTTTACTGTACAAGGAAATCCTCTACAGGCCCAGAGCATCTCTATCAGTACCATCCAGACGTTCTTCAACCAAATTCCGAACGCAGCTAAGACTGCGGCTAAGGGCACCTTCAACCCTCTCGATCAGACGGTTACATGGCTTTTCTCGACGACTAATCCGGGTACAACTGACGAACAGCACGCCTTCAACGCTGTCCTCATCTTTAACGTATTGACCGGGGCTTTCTATCCGTGGTCGATCTCCGCAGGCGCTACCGTCCATGACGTGGTAGTGGTCGATGGCGTCGGGGGTATCGTCAGTGAGACGTTGGTGGTGAATGATGCTGCCACGCAGGTCGTAGACGATGCAGCCAACAATGTCGTCGCTTATCTGCTCAGTAATGCCGCCATCACCCCGAAGACGAAGTTCCTTATTTCGTACAACAACGGTTCCGACCGGGTGACATGGGCGGAAGCTAATGATACGGCCTATGTAGACTGGACTAGTATCCTAGGGACTGGTGTGAATTACACTAGTTATTTCATCACCGGGTTCAAGCTGCGAGGATCAGCGTTAACGAAATTCCAGCCCTTGTATATGAGAATATACCACGAAGGTGTGGGCAAGTTCTATATCCGAGGTATTTGGGACTATTCCAACGAGACCAGTACCGGGCGATATACTACAAACCAACTCTGTTCCTTCGATGATGACCGATATACGAACAATTACCGAAGATTAAAAATCAGAGGACAAGGTGTCTCTCTGCAATACTACATCCAGAGTTACCCCGGCGAGCCTTTCACTGTCATCGGCTGGGCCACTATGGATATGGGGAATGCACTACCATGAACTTGAAACTAGCTACGTTAGATGATCTCCCTGATGTTGTCCGGCTTGCCGAGGCTTTTGCTCATGAAAGCCCGTACGCCTCAGAGACGATTACTGGAGAGATCGAACAATTTGCCAAAGACCTTCTCCGTGATCCGACGAAAGGTATTGTTGTTCTGTACGTCAAGGACGGCAAACCAGTCGGGTTGATCGGCGGTATCATCACGAAGATGCTGATGTCTCAGTCGCTCATTGCCACAGAGTTGATGTGGTACGTCGAGCCGGAGCATCGGGGCAGTCGAAAGAGCCTTGCCTTGAAAGAAGCCTTTGAATTCTGGGGTCGGAAGATGGGAGCGAAATTCATCGCTATGTCTTCGCTGCTCCAAAGTAACCCCAGTATCGAACGATACTATGATCGGACTGGGTATAAGCTACAAGAGAAAGCTTATTTGAAAGTAGTAGGAGCCTAATATGCCCGCAATCTCCACGTTAATCGCTGTCGCTGGATTGGCTGTAGCCGCTGGTGGTGCAGCTATTAGCTATTCAGCAGCTAAATCACAGTCGCAGGCGAACCAATCAGCTATTGCTGCACAACAGGAAGCTGAGCGTCAGCGGCAACTCCAAATGAACTTAGACGCGGCTCGTCGGAAGCGAGAAATCATTCGGCAGAGTATCGCCGCACGAAGCCAAGCTCTAGCTGTGACTACCGCACAAGGCGCTGCGGGTGCTGGTGGTAGTTCTCTGGCCGGTGCCTACGGAAGTATCGCAGGCCGGACCGGTGCGAACTGGCTCGGTGTCGACCAGAACCAGCAGATCGGTAATGCGATCTTCTCGGCCCATCAGGATCAGCTTGGCGCGTACCAGCGGGCGGCTGCGGCTGGATCGATGGTGGCTCTCGGTCAGGGATTGGGTTCTCTGGGTGGGGCTATGGTTAACAATGCCGGGACCTTCGGCAAGGTAGGCATCTGGGCCGGTAATCAGGTCGGATCGTATCTTGCCCCACAGGGTGGTTACACCGGCTGGGCTCGTGCATAATGGCTGAGGCTATTCCTCTTGGCGATGTATCGCTCGATGATACGGACAAGGATCATAAGGTTTCTCTTGATCCAGTCACCGGGCCTCCTGTACCCCCACCGCAAGTAGCCGCTCAGCGGGCTATTAAAGCTGACTATTCTTGGCCGAACTCTCCGGGGGCTCCAACGATTTTCGGGGGCATCTCCGCAGGCAATGAAGAAAGTCTTCGTCAGGGCCGAGCTATTGATGAAAGCGTGGATTTCGTCCAGCAGCGTAACAGGCTTATCGACCAGATCGCGAAACAGAACGGAGGCGCTGTAGACCCTCAATCGTTGCAAGTCCTGTACGATATGCAAAAAGCGGACTTCCAGTCGAACCCGAAAGATGTCTTCGAAAGGAAGTTTGCAGAGAAATTCCATACCGATGCGCTGAAGGTCAACGAAGATAACCCTGAAAGTCCTGTCCGGAAGATGCAATCGGAAGACCCGAATAAGGTTCTCGATTACACAGACCTTGCTCAGACAGCTACGGCTCTCCGTGAGTACGCTAAAACCAAACTTGAAAACCTCAACACCGAATGGGAAAACACTGGTGTCGTTTCCAAGGGTTTGCAAGTCGCTGGGCAATTCGTCCCATTGCTGTCGGCGTATAATCTTCACGGCCTTCTCGCTGATAAGGACCGATGGCAGTCCGTGTTCCCCGGTAACAACCTAGGCGAAGGTGTAGACAACCTCCTGCGCCAACCGTACGCCCTCGGAACGAAGATGCTCGACGAGGCTGTCGCCAAAGCCGACAAGATGTCCACGCTAGATGCCCAGACGCTTCTTCAAGCGGTCATCAGCTATACGACCCAAGACAGTGTGATGAATAACATCGTCGGGGTAACTGATGTGGGTGGTCTAGCGGCATCCGCAGGTAAAGGTCTGCTTAAGGTTGTCGGCAAAGCCGGTTCCGTCGCTGACCAGATTTCTCTCGCCCGTGCAGCAGCACAGAGGGCGCGTAAGGCTGCGACCGTAGAAGACACAGCTACCGCCGCATTACAGGAAATGAAGAAGGACGTAGGTGTTATACAGGTCCAACCGCCTAAGACGTACTATCTGTCCGAGAGTGCCGCTAAGAATTTAGAGACAGTAACCCTAGGCAATGAAGGCCCGATTACTGGCTTCACGACCAGCAAGGGGAGCACGTATGAATTCTCCCCTCACGGTAACCAAACGGTTCGAAATCGTGTTCCTCACGAAGGCGATGCAGAAGGTACTTCCGTCGGCCCACAGCCCCGTTCAGCCACGACTTACTTCGTCGATGCGAAGAAGCTCGATGACGTTCGTGTGCCCTCGGGCTCTGAGAAACGTATCGTTGAATTCCAGAATGGCGATATCGGTATCTCATACAAGAACGACGAAGGCAAGTGGACTATTCCGTTCGGTTCTACTCGACTAGAAACGGAAACTCTCCCACGCGTCGGCGCGGCTCCCGTGGAAGTTTGGGGCAAGCAGCCCGGTCGATCTCCGGTCTATGGGCAGGTTCATTTCGGTAACCCGATCACGGAAGTGAAACGTTCTGAAGCTGAACCGATCTTCTACACCGATGTAAAGAACAATGTCACCGCTACCCCCGGCAAGGCAGGTGAAGGTATGGTTCCTGTGACTGTCCATCCCGATGGCACGGTCCAATTCGGTGCGACCCAAAAGGGTGAGATTTATCATATCCCGAATGAAGTTGCTCGGCAAATGGTTCCTACCCAGAAGTTCGGTAAGGCTCCGGAGTACCGTGCTGACTTCAACAAAGACGGCCGTCCCGTATTTTATCTCGGCCCGAAGAAGAACAAGGTCTTCTCGCATGACGTGCCGGAGGGACCGGGGACGACTGCTGTTTCCGTGTCTAAAGATGGCCGTGTCGAGTTCCTTCCTACTGGAGTAGAAAGAGACTTTCAGAAGGTCGTCAAAGACGCCAGTAAAGCCGTGGCTGATCCTGAGTTGAAGGTCGGGGATGTTATGTCCCAGATCGGAGACCACGACAAAGCAGCTACGATTAATGCTGTAGCCAAGGCCACTAATCCGACTGTTGATAACGTCATCAAGGATGTGCCTTCCGCTATGAACCCGAATAACTTCTTCGGGAAGGGATCAGCGTTATCGGCTACTTGGGCCAACCGTATGATCGAGCGTTTCGGCAAAGATACCAATGAACTCTTCAAGACGCTCGGCCAGCTCTGGGTTACACGGCTTACTCCTGAGGCACTTCATATCGGCATTCAGGAAGCCAAGGGCGCTTTGAAGCGTATCTATGGTGGCCGTGTCAATGATGGGATCATCGATTTCCTCCACATCCCGCCGGAGTTGAACCCGAATAGGGCTAACCTCGATACGGTTGTGATGCGGTTGGGCGATCTCAACGCACGTCCTTTCGAAAGCCGGAAGGCCGCTGAGTTGTACCGAGCTGAGATATATAAACTCACCGATAAAGAAGCGACGATTGGTCAGCAGGGCAGTTCCTACTACATCCAGTTGCAGCGGTTCGTGGATGAAGAAAGTGATGCGGTCCGGCAGGCAATGGTCACTCCGACCAACAGCACGCCTGTATCCATGTGGAATATGATGCTGAACCGTGTCCGTACTTCGGAAGACCTTCTGAATGATCTGAACCGGAATAACCGGCACGTCGCTACTCATGCGCCGCAGATCATGAATAAGCTTCTCCGAGAACAGATCGACAGCACCAGCCGGGCACTGACGAAGCAGCAGCGGAAGAACGTCGAAGAACTTCTCCGGATAAACCGGGATACCATCGACCCGAATAATCCCACCATCCGTGGTACGTGGTATCAGACTGATGCTGACTTCCAGAAAGCGTACTACGACAAATTCGGAAAGGTGCCGACCGATAAGGAAGTAGAACATTACTTCAATTACACTCGGGTCTCTGACTATGACTACGCCATTAGAAATCTCGCCCTCTACCGAGACAAGGGCCGTATCGGTATCGAGCAATTCTCTTTCAGGTATCCCGATGGTTCTGGTAAGGCCCAGCACTTGCCGTATTTCGAAGGGAAAGATATCGAGAAGTTCCCTTGGGGTGGCCAGAACGCCGGTATCCTCATTGTCGACAGCCGAGGGGAGACAAGATTTCTATACAAGCACGGCACGGATAATCTTCTAGATACGTCTGTCAGGAAGACAGTAGACGACCTCATCAACAACGATGGGTTCAAGGTCGTGCAAGTCTTCGATCCGACTAAGCGCCCCTTCTCGAAGGTGGAATTCTCATCGGGTAAGATCGACGAACAAATCCACTTCGTTGTCACAGACACGCTTAATCGTCAGCCTTTGTCGTTCCAGCAGCTTGAATATCGTCCGGGTGGCCACAGTATCTATCTCGATGATTGGTACGTCAAACAGCCGCAGGTCCGTGTGGGCCAGCGGGGCCGTATGACTTACTACGGCGACAATGCTGTTATGAACTTCGCGACAGAAGCAGAGGCGAAGAAGTACGCCGAACGTATGGATATCGCCCGGGTGATGCTCAAGAACAACGATCCTCGGCTGGATAGTTTTCTTGCGAGCAACCTCCCGTATCATCTTGACGTATTCAAAGGCATGTTCAATAAAGAACATCTCTCGTTGGATACACCTATCGTCCATGCACGGTCAGGAACTAGTACCTTCGATACGGTGACCTCGCTCAAGAGCCATAACTATCGGGATATGGTAGATGCGACCAAGAGTGAGTATAACCTCGCAGGCAGCATCGACACGAGCTTCACCGCTGATCGAAACCTCGTACTCGATACAGTCATCGAGAAGAACGGGTTCTTCGGTATTGCCCCATCGCGCCAGCTCGACCCGTATCAGGCGATGAACCGTGCGCTTGGTCAGGGCATCCGAAATCTCTGGATGAACGACTATAAAATCTCGGCTGTCCAGAACTGGCTTCAGGAGTTCGGTGACGTTATGAAGCCCGACTTCAAACAGCTTTCCAACAACCCGATGTACTTCCTCTATAACCCTCAGTGGAATGAGGCTACCGTCGACAAAGCCCGACTGGCTGCTGCTAAAGCTGCCCAGAGAAGCATCGTGAATTTCGTAGGTGCAAGATCGGAACTCGGCGGACAGATCGAGTTCATGGAAAACAAACTCATGGACAGTATCTACGGGAAGTTCGGGCAAGAGAAGGCTCAGTGGTTCGGGGATCATCTGCTGCCCGGTATCAAAGACCCGGCTCAATATGCTCGTGCTGTAGCTTTCCACAGTAAACTCGGGTTGTTTAACCCTGTGCAGATGTTCGTCCAGATGCAATCGCTGGCTAACGTCATGGCATTGGCTGGCCCTGTTAATGGGTTCAAGGGGGCTGGGGCGGCATTCCTGATGCGGCGACTGGCCCATACCGGAGAGCAATCGATCATCGATAGTTTCGCGGAGAAAGCCACAGCCCTTGGCTGGACGAAGGATGAATTCCTAGAAATGTACTCCGCCTTCCGGAAGACCGGGCTATACGAGGTTGCCGGTGAAGCTGCACTTCGAGATGATGTCTTCGATCCAAAGCTCTTTCGATCCACAGTGGGGGCATTCCTCGACAAGGGGACGATGTTCTTCAATGAGGGCGAGCGTACGGTACGTCTCTCCGCATTCGCAGCAGCGTACCAAGAGTGGAAGCTCGCGAACCCCGG